CTTTTCATTGATTATGCTGTGTTTTATCGCGTATTTTTTATTTAATAACGATCTTAATTTTATTAATGAATTTTTACCATCAAAGGGAAAGCCTTTGTTTATTTTTGTGCTGATGTCTATTGTCGTCATACATGAATTGATGAGCCGCCGGGTTAGATTTGTTAATAAAAAAATAGATGAGATATTGCATGAAATTGCAATTAATCGAGTAAAGGGCGCAGTCAGTTCTATGTATACCTCGTTTATTGAAAGTGGTGATGATTTTATTGAAAATGAATTTACTATCAAAGAGCTGAGTGAGCTTAGTAGTGAGCGAGAGCGGCTAGGTGTTAATAGTTATACCCAAGGAAAGCTAAAGTTTTTGGAGTCTAAAGTAAGGCGGGGGATTTGATGGCTATTTATTCAGTGAGAGTTGATTTTACATTAGAAAGAACCATGCAAATTGAAGCCAATAGTGCAGCCGAAGCAGAAGCTATGATTTTAGGCGCAAGCAGTGATGAAATAACGCACATACAGGGGAAATCTTATGCGGATGTTAAAGATACAGTGAGAAATGTAGTGAGCGTAACCGAGGTTGTTGGTTAATGGCTGCCCCTGTTTACACGGTTGATTTAACCGACATTGATACCGGATTAGCCGAAACAACCACAGACTACGTTGCCTATGGTGGCGGTGGTGCTGGCTTGGGTGCGGGTGCTGATTTCGCAACGCAAGGTGTAAATTGTGTTGATAAACAGATTACAAGTGCTGAAAAAGGAATTTTATACAACAAAGGCGCAGGAATCACAATCGCTCCTGGCAGTCATGCGTTTATCTGGCACTTTACAGCAACGCCTGGCGTAACCGATACGCTTGCAAATAGGGGGGTTGTCGCGTGCATTGGATCAAGTGCCACTGCGTTTTGTAAATATCATGTTGAAGGCAGTAATACTTTCGGGGCCGGTGGACGTGTTGCTAAATGCTACGTTATAGACCCGTCGATTTATACCGCGAATACCGGCTCAGTCCCTTACAGAACCTTGGTGGGGTCGCCTAATGGCACGTTTCAATATTTCGGCAGTGGATTAAATACAACTGCAGCGGTTAAATCGGCAAACATGGGGCTAGATGCAACGCGTTACGGCACAGGTGCTTTTATCACGGCAGGCGATGTAGCAACCCCAGCCACCTTCACAGGTTTTGCAATAGAAAATAATTTGGTTGCGAATAGATGGGGCGTTTTATCCGATTTAGGCGGTTCATTAGAGCACCAGGGAATTTTTGCTGTTGGACAAAATTCAGCAGGAACGCCAACACAAGCTTATTTTGAAGATTCGGATGTAAACATTTCATTGGCCGACACGGTACATTCGGCGAGCGATTTTACCCAATATGTTTTTGACCATGCTAGCACGATTGCGAAATGGACAAACATTAGCATCAATGCGCTAGGCACAAATAACAAGGGCCTAATCAATGTTATCAATGCAGCTACCGCATTAACAATCAAGGGCGGATCATTAACCGGCTTTGGCGTAACAACACTAAAGGCGGCTTGCTCAGTTGATGGGCACACATGGCGTGGATGCGATGCAGTCACATTAAACGGCGCAAGTTTAGATAACAGCTTCATTGAAACAACCATAGCGGCACAAGCCGTTATTGAAGATGATTTAAACATTCTCAATAACAATAATTTTGTAGGCGATAACACCAGCCATGCGGTAGAAATGCCGACGTTAATAACAGCTAACACGACTAAAGTATGGAATAACACATTCGACACCAGCACCTATGCGCTGGTCAATGGTGTAACCGGTAGCGAAGCCATTAAATGTAATGTGGATACGGGCGTAACGCTAATAATCAGTGTTGCAGCGGGAGCAACCACGCCAACCATTAATAATATCGGCGGTGGAACGGTTGACGTGCAAAGCGGGTTAATTACGCTAAAAGTGACAGTATTAGATGATTTCACGGGATTAGCCTTGCCTTCTGCGCGTGTTCGATTAATGCGCTCAATCGATAAAAGCGTCTTGATCAATGCAGAAACCAGCGCGGCAGGTGTCGTGCAAGCCAGTATCGCCTTTGATGCCAATACACCGATTGAGGGCTGGGCTAGACAAATGGATTTAATCGGAACGGATTACATCCCTAAAAACTTTGCAGGTGAATACAACTCTAACGGGTTTACTGCGACTGTACGACTTGAACCAATAACATAACCAGGAAAGAAAATGGCAATATATGATACAGACGCAGACTCAGCAGCCGCAATAACTGCGTGGCTTGCTCAATTTAAAGTGGCAGCCACGGGTGCAATTACTTACGTCGCCGGTGTTGATACATTTCACGTTAAATGGATTAACCGAGCTTTGCAAAAATTGGCATGGGATTTTGTTATCTCAGGTGATGATCAGGTTAATTTATCTTTCCCTAATCCATCAAAAGAAGAAGCCCTTGGTAAAATTGTCACGCTTTTTGACCATACAGCCGATTACTCAGTCAATTACACCGTCACCCCATTGGTAATGGAAAGTCATTTTGGGGGTTCAGTCTCTCAAAATAACGGCGATGATATTTTTTACGGGGTAATTGTGCTGGGATCAACATCGCTTCCTTTGCCATTAAAAATTATTCAAGATGAAGTTGAATTAACTTCTCACTGGGGTAATGGTAAAAACCAAACAGACAGCAATACATTATTAAGATTAATGGTGCTAGGGCGTTCGGGCGGTGTTGATATTGATAACTTATTAATCAACGTAAAAGCCAGCACATGGCTAGAAACTTTTGCAACATGGGAAACAGGACTTGCTTTAGGGGAATCTGTAGCCTCAATTTCAACAGCGGATGATCCACAAAATACTTCTGTATTAGCAACGGTTCAAGCTTATGGAATCGCAAAATCTGAGGGCTATAATTTATTAGACCTGGATGGAAATGGCAATAAACCTTACTTGGGTGAGTGGTCGTATGCACCGCAAACATCAAAGAAAGCATTGTATGAGTTTGTCAAAGCTATCTTGGTTGATGGTACTATCGACACACTTTACGGTGTTGATGGCGACTTATGGACTGGGCGATTATATGACTGCGTCATCACACCTGGCACGGGCTTATGGGCGCAGAATGAAACAATTTCATGGGGAACGGGCGCAACAGCGGGTAATGGTAATCTTGTCGGTGTTGATGATTTAACAGCGACGGCAACCGTTCGTTTAGTGCTGCATCTTGGGGCTGGCGTATTTCCTGCCAATGGATTAACAGTCACCGGCGCAGGCGGCGCAACAGGAACAATTTCAGGAACACCCGTCAAAATGGCAACCAGCCCCAATCATTTAGCCCAGTTTACCGGTGCATGGATTGGGTCTTTAGGTATTGGATTTTCACAGGCAGAAATTGGCTCTTCTGATTCATTCAAAGATTTGAACGGTAACATTATTTCACCGCCCAACTTTGTACCGATTGCAGGGACTGTTGAAGCGCTGGATATTGCAGATGATTTACATATCTTCTTAGCCCCCAAAGACGCGGTACTGAATGCCCCTGATTACACCGTTTATACGGCGGTTGGCGAGGCAATCGGTGCTGCTGTTATTCGAGTTAATGAAACAATTTCACCCGATACGCCACAAGCCGGCTGGTTTGGTATCAAGAAAACAGGCACAACGACTTATAAGTTTTATGAGTACGATTCATGGGATTCAGCAACAGATACATTTAACCTTGTTGGTCTTGTGGCTGGTGATGCAATTACGGCATTAGATCCTGGATTCCATGCGATATTTTATGATTCTATGGTTGGTGCTGGAACAACTAAAACCATCTCTAGCTCGCTGATTTATACCAGTGATATAGCGGTCAGGGGTTGGATTCGTCATGGTGATGCGTCGGGCGTTGATAAGATTGTGCCGATTTCAGGCACGATCACATCTGCCGGTTTCACGTTTTCAGGAACAATGGAAGCTGAAGTTTAAGTCATGGCTTACGCTGTCGATTGGATAGCTAAGATAGTAGTGATTCCCGCATCAGATTTAATTCTGATTTCGGGAACACGCTATCGGCTAAATATGGCTAGCTTTTTAGCGGAATGCCGACGACTTGAGTGGGCGTTTGCTGATGGTTTTTGGGCTGAACCGATACTGCAGCATACGGATGCGCTAATTGATTTTGCTGGGGCCAATTACGCGGGGTTTGACAAAATTATCAATGGCTACGTCATTCAGTTTTCAGCTCCAGCGACACGGGTTGATTTATTGGGTTCAAACAATGACATTATTGATGTGCTTATAGTGAATGGAATATCCGTTGTTCCGAGTAATTCTGCGGGGTTACAAGTGGTGTCAAGTGGATCAGGACTTGATGCAGTCCAAGATACAAAACTAACCGAAGTCCATAGGGCGCACTTTAATAAGCGGGCGTGGGATAAAACCGGCAACACAGTAACGATTTTTGATGCTGACGGCATAACGGTTTTGCATGTATTTGATACGAATAGTGATTTAAGTGAGATAACCCCGCAATGATGACGTTTGGATTAAGAGCTGGGTTAGCCGGTGGTGGCACGGTCATTGTTGGTGGTGTTCGCACTGCTAATTTGTCCCAAAAATTTACAGCTAATGCACAGCAAAGTTTATCTGCAAATAATGCACAACCAACACTAATGGCCAACAAGAAAAGCGTGCTTTCAGCGAGTATTAAACAAAAATTAGAGGCTTCGATATGTCAGAGATAGTTAGCGGGTATGATGCCGAATTGCCCATTGAGCTTACAAAGGACAAAACGACTTTTGCAATCGATATTGCATCAATAGTTAAAGCCTCGTTAATCAGTGCGGATAGAGCTACGGTATTGATTGCGCCAGTCACTTGCGATCATACAGCCGCTGGTGCGGATTGGGCTGTTTCCTTGGTGGTTGTTGAATTTCCAAGAACCAGTACGGCTTTATTAACCGATTATGCACCCGCCTTAATAGAAATACAGGTTGATGATGGCAAAAAAACGCCATTTTTTACTAGTGTAGACATTGAAAAAGGAACAATCAGCTAATGGCACAATTTGCAGACTTGATCCCTGATACGGATTTAATGAACAGCTTAGGCGATGACATTACTTACCAATATTCCGGTGGGGGTTCTATTGCGATTAAAGCTTATGTTGAGCGTGACGTTGAGCAGATTGGTGGCGATGGTTATACAACTGAAAAGCGGACAGAGGTTGAGCTATTGAAATCTGATTTAGCTTCTTATCCAAAGCGTGGTGATCATATTATTGCAGAGCAAGATTATTTTGAAGTGAGCAGTGTGATTTCTGATGATGGCAAGTATGTAAATTTAGCGGTGAAAACATGACAGCGGTTATTGAGGTTAATCAATCACAAGTTAATGATGTGATGGCGATGCTGAATGGGGTTGAGAAAGATGCCAGTATTGCTTTAAGTCGATCATTAAACAAAACGGCAACGGGTGCTAAGACATTATCAGCAAAAGGCGTTGGCAGTACAGTGACGTTAAAAGCTAAAAAGATTAAAGAATATATTACAGTTCGCAAAGCGAATACTAAAAAGTTAAGTGCCGTTGTACGGTTAAAAGGGGCGTTAATGCCGTCGATTAATTTCACTAATCGAAAGCTGGCGAAAGGGGTTTCTTTAAAGATATGGAAAAGTAAACGAGCAATTAAATTAAGGCACCACTTTTACGCGACTATGCCAAGTGGACATGCTGGAATTTTTAGTCGTAAAGAAATTGCTCCTGGTATTTATTCGCCTAGATTACCGATTGAAGAAAGCTTTGGGCCATCTGTTCCGGTAGTTTACGAAAAAACGCCCGGACTTGCTAAGCAAGTAGAAACAGAGTCGGCAGATCGGTTATTAAGAGAAATGGACGCGCAGGTTAATTTTATATTGAGTAAATACGATGGTTGATACTGTTAGAGAGCAAATTATTGCAGCGTTTACGGCAAGAGCGCAGGTCTTATCTAATAATGACGTGTTGCGTGTTAGGCGTGCGCATACAGAAAGTGATTACCGCAATGTATCAGTTTGGGATGGTGAGGACACGGCTGATGATCCGCAATTTGGTACGCAAAACTTAAGCTTTCCTATCGCATTAAATATGCAATGGGAAGTGCAGGGTAATGCTAGTGTAGAAGCGAATGCAATAATTGGTGAAAGTGTTAAAGCGATGATTAGCACAGACAATACTTTTGGCGGATTGGCTAAAAGAATGCAGTATGTTTCATCAACACCCGAATATCCCGTTGAAGGAAGCGGTATTGTTTCTTTAACGATTATTTTTAATATTTTTTATGCAACCCAACAAGGTGATCCATTCACCGCTATTAATTAATTATGAGTAAAGCAACCGTAATCTTGCACGAATCATTAATCCGCTCTGCTAAGGGCATGATAAGCGCATGGGAAAAATGGCTGATTGAAGCCAAGCAGTAAGCATTAATTTATTTCCCCTCACCCCAACCCTCTCCCTTTGGAGAGTGGGAAAGTTGAGGGAATTTTTTTACAAACAAGCTCGCAAAACAGCCTCGCTTTTAGCCTCGCTGGACATAAGCCACCTTGAAAATATAAGGAACTATTATGTCCAATGAAAACAGTAAGCTAGAGTATGAATCAGGTGTAACACCTACAGCAATGTCGGCGTTGACAGATTCAGGCGATAGAACAATTTTTAATTCTGGCGCTTCTCTATTCTCAGAATCAACAGGTAACTCGCCAATTATTAAGCCAGATGGCGTTTTAACAGGCGGCGTTGTGGCGGCGGCGGTTTCAGGTTCAAATGATGTAATTGATGTAGCGGCGTTGACTTGTAATTTAGCAGGCGTTGAAAATTCGGTTGGTTCGGGTGTGGATACAGCAATTTCAAGAGCAGCAACCGATGTTGCCAGCGTTAGCTCGGTAACCATTAGCAGTGGTGGAAGTATCGCTATTGTTAAAGGTACGGATAGCACAGATGCAAGCTTTTCAGAAGTAAGAGGGGCAGCAGGTGCGCCACCGCTTATCCCAGTAGGCAGTATTGAAATTGCGCAAGTAAGAACAACAAGTAATGTTGCGGGTGTCATTGCGGCAGGTGAGATTTTCCAAACAATCGGCACGCATTTAGAAAAAGCGGATTTCCCGACTTATGAAGTGGATAACTTTACCGGGCAAATTACGTTTAATTCTGTATTGCCAGACAGCCACACGGCAAATGTTGCCAAGGGTGTTTTTGCATCGTATGCCGAGCCAGTATTCACAGAGCAAAACTTTGCTAATGATTTCGTACCAGCGGAAACAAGCCACAGTGTGAGTTCTGAGCAAGTTTATGGTGCGACAGTAGGAGCAAGCTCTTCTTCTTTAGGGCAGGGTTCTTTCACGGCCATTTTAAAAGACGGAATTACCGATAATTTAGTGCAACGTAAAAATGAAAATTTATTTTTCAGATATTACCAAGATAAATACAAAGCGCCGCACATTTTAACGCAAGGTAAATTGGGTATCGGTAGAACTTTTGGCGCAGCGGATGCACCGAAAGTAAGTTGCACGATTTCATCAGCGAATGAATCAAGCGACCGAGCATCTTAATGAAAGGCTTTAATCAAAAAGCCTTCTTAAAAGCGGAATATCAGCAACGGATTGCTGATGTCCCCGTTCCGGGGCTGGCGCATTTCTTCGAGGAAGGAGAAGAGCCAGTATGGAAAGTAAGAGGCCAAACAGCAAATGAAGTTTCAAGAGCAATGGAAGCTTCAACAAGAACCCAAAATATCAGCAAAGTTATCGAGGCAATCGGCAATAGTCGTGCGCAGGTTGACGATTTAAAAGAAGCGATTGGGATTTCAGAAGATACGCCGCAAGACATTATTAAGCGCTTAGAGCAGCTAGTGACTTGCACCATATCAGATGAAGCAATCGAGCTTCCGGCGGCGGTTAAGTTAGCCGAAAATCACCCGGTAGAGTTCTATTTAATCACCAATAAAATTGTTGAATTAACTGGGCTTGGAATGGATATAAAAAAGCCCAACGCCTCTGGGAAAGTGAAGAGCTAAAAAGCGTTATGGTTTTGCTAGATATGAGAAATAAATTCTTATACGAAGCAAAACCATCACTATTCCCGGAGGGGGAGCTGACCGGAACAGAATCATTGTTGTGGGAGCTTTATTACAAAGATAAAAACGAAAGGCAAGGCTAATGGCAGATCTGCAAAAATCAATTGAGATTATATTTGGCGGTAAAGATAATATTTCACCGACAGTTAGAAATATCACTAAAGAATTAGGGGGTATTGATAGTGTCGTGCAGGGTATCGCTGACCCGTTTGCAGATTTCACCAAAGGCTTATTGGCGGCTGAGGCGAGTGTTGCTGCATTAGGTGCGGCAATGGTCGCTTTTTCAGTGAATGAAGCAGGGCAATTTAAAAGCTCTGTGACAGAAATTGGCACCTTATTTAATGCGCAACCTGAGCAAGTTGAGGTGATGCGTAAATCCATATTAGATTACGGTCGGGATTCAGTCTTTTCATTTGAAGATATAACGCAATCCACTTATAGCATGATCTCTGCGACAGGTGATGCAGAAGGTGCGATTGATGCGCTGGCTATTGCAGAGCAAGCGGCGGTTGTTGGTGCTACTGATTTAGACACAGCGGTTAATTCTCTAACAACGATTACGAATGCCTACGGGCTTGAATTAGATAGCTCTAATGATGTCCTCGGTGCATTTATTATTGCGGTGCAAAATGGTAAAACCACGCTGCCAGAATTGGAGGACAGTATTGGTCGAGTTGCTGCGACAGCGGCGGGCTCTAAAGTTCCGTTTGATGATTTATTAGCCTCAGTTGCTGCATTAACGGCGGGGGGTATTAGTACGTCTGAGTCGATGACTTCGCTTAATGCGCTGTTAAAAGAACTAGCTAAACCGACTGATGCACTACAAGCAGCCCTTGGTGGTGTATCAATTGAGACCGATGGACTGCAAGCTGTGATGCAGCAGCTTGAGTTAGCAACGGGTGGTAACTTTACGTCAATGACTCAACTATTTGGCAGCATTGAGGCGACAAAAGCCGCGATGGTGTTGGGTAATGATGCGGCGGGTATATTCGATAAAACATTGGGTCAAATGGATAATAAATCCACTGTTTTAGCCCAAAACTTTGAGTTAATGGCCAAGAATACCGATTTAGCCATGCAAAAGATGGTTAATAGCATTCAATCCACGTTGATTGCCATTGGTAATCCACTGCTTGATGAATTTGGCACTTCGTTGGGT